TATAGAATCTGACAGAAGTGTTGATGTAGATTCAGGCACACTTCATGTAGATGCTACTAATAACAGAGTAGGTATTGGTACAAGTAGTCCATCAGAACCTCTTTCAGTATTTAGAACAGGTGGTCAGGAAGAAGGGATTAATATCCGTAACACTTCTAGTGGTAATGGTTCTCGTTTAACTTTTGAAACAACTAGGTCTGATGATTCCTCTGTGCAAGACATGGCTGCTATACAAGTGTATGCAATAGCTGGCTATGATAGTGCTGCAAATTCAGATGCCATAATGACCTTTCAAACTCAAAACTCTGGAACTACAGCAGAACAAATGCGACTTGACAACGTTGGTAATCTTAAATTTAACTCTGGCTATGGTTCTGTTGTTACAGCATATGGCTGTCGTGCATGGGTAAACTTTGATGGTACAGGTACTGTTACGATTAGAGATTCTGGTAATGTTAGCAGTGTTACTGACAGTGGGGTGGGTATTTATATTGTAAACTACAGTGTTGCTATGCCAGATGCCAACTACGCTGCGACAGTGTCATCTGGTGGTACTACCCGTAACGCATCTGTAACCGCTCTTACAACGTCTAGCTGTACTAATAGACTTAGAAACGATGCAGGGTCTTATGCGGATGCCAATATGTATTGCGTTATACACCGATAAAGGAATAATTATGAATAAAAGAATAGTATATACAAATGATGATGGGACAGTTTCTGTTATAGTACCAGCCGATGAATGTGGTTTAACAGTAGAACAAATAGCAGCTAAAGATGTACCAGCAGGTAAGGAATATCACATTGTAGATGTAGCAGACATACCATCAGATAGAACATTTAGGGATGCGTGGACATGGGAATAAAAATAGACATAGAAAAAGCTAAAGTCATCACAAAGGATAGGCTACGTGCAGAACGTGAGCCATTGCTTGAAGCACTTGATATAGAGTTTATCAAAGCACAAGAACAAGGTGCAGATACGACAGCTATCGTAGCAGAGAAACAAAGACTGCGAGACATAACTAAACAAGTAGACAATCTTACAACAGTAGAGGAATTAAAAGCAGCGACATTACCTGATGTAGGTGTGTAATGTTTGGCATATCTGCATTTTCTCAATCACCATTTTCTACACTAGGCACTATAGTAAAAACAGGTGCTGCACAGATACAGGGTGTAGGCACTCTCACAGCTAGTGCATTAAGAGAAAGAACTGCTGTTGCATCTATCAGTGCAACTGCTAGTTTAACAGCAGATGGATTAAGAATAAGATTAGGTGATGCAAGTGTTAGTGGAGTAGCGACTGTAACAGCATTAGGTGGACTAATTAATGATGCAACGGGTTCTATTACTGGCACTGCTACTGTTACAGCTAATGGTATTTATGTAGCATTTGGTAGTGGTGATATAAGTGGTCGTGCAACACTGACTGTCGCTTTATCAGGTTCTATTATCTATGCTGATGCAAGTATTAGTGGTACAGCTACACTAACTGCTGATGGGTTAAGAATAAGACTTGGTGATGCAAGTATTACAGGTACTGCAACAGTATTTGCATTAGGCGGATTTACTGCTGTAGGAAGTGCAAGTATAGAAGGAGTAGCAACATTAACATTACCATCAACCACTGTAATAAGACACGCAGATGCTTCTATAAATGGTGTAGGTACAGTAGTAGCATTAGGCACAATACTAGGTGAAGAATGGACAGATGTTCCTGTAGAAACAAACACATGGTCAACAGTATCAGCAGGTAGTAATGTATGGACAGATTCAACAGTAGGAACTAACAAATGGAAACGACAAGGATAAAACATGGCAAAAACTAAAGTATCTCAATGGGACAGTGTTGCAGCAAACAATACTGACATAAACTCAATAAACATAAATGAGGGATGCCCACCTAGCACAATCAACAATGCTATTCGTGAAACAATGGCACAAATTAAAGATTGGCAAGATGGGTCTAGTGGTGATGGTTGGACTAGCACAGGCACAATAACAGCAGCAGGTACATTAGCCGTTACTGGAGGTCTTACATTAGATGGAGCAACAGGAACATCAGGGCAAGTTTTAGTTTCTAGTGGTTCATCAGCAACACCAACTTGGGGTGATGCTTTTGTTACAGGAATGATTATGTTATGGTCAGGTTCTACAGGAACTATTCCTAGTGGTTGGGCATTGTGTAATGGTTCATCAGGAACTCCTGATTTAAGAGATAGATTTGTTGTTGGTGCAGGAAACACTTATGCAGTAGATGCAACTGGTGGTAGTGCTGATGCAACTTTACCATCTCATACTCACACAGGAACAACAAATACTGGAGGTTCTCACAACCACACGATACCACATTATTTAGTTCAGGCAGTAGCTGGAACAGGAGATATTGATAGAGATAATGAATACCAACAATGGAAAGCATTAGCAGGTCAAGTTACAGGAACTCATGCAGGTCACACTCATTCATTTACTACAGCATCTTCAGGAACAAGTGCAACTAACGCTAACTTACCTCCTTACTATGCTCTCGCATACATAATGAAACTATAATATGACAACAAAAAGATTACAATTTACAGATTGGCTACCAGACCAACCAGCAAACGCAGGTAGTTTAAATGATGCTAAAAATGTATTTCCTGTTGGTATTGGTTATGGTGCTTTTCCTAGTGCAGAAGATTTTTCTAATTCTGCTAGTGAAAATATTAACAATATATTTGTAGCAAAGTTTGGTGCTAATGTAGAGGTATTTGCAGGTGGTGCTACAAAGCTGTTTAAACTAGATATTGCAACACTTAACTTAAATGATGTATCTAAAGTAGGTGGATATGGTGGTAATGGCACATGGAAGTTTGAACAATTTGGTAATGTTGTATTAGCTTGTAACGATACGCAAAAAATACAAGCATGGACTATAGGTGTATCAAGTACATTTGCAGATGTAGCAGCAGCAGCTCCTATAGCTAAAGACATTGCTGTAATTCGTGATTTTGTTTTTGCAGGAAATTTGTTAGGTGGAACAGAACCAGACAAGGTGCAATGGTCAGATATTAATGATGAAACTGACTGGGTATCTGGTGCTACAAGTCAAAGTGACTTTCAAATAATTCCTGATGGTGGTAATGTTCAAGCTATTACAGGTGGTGAGTTTGGTGTTGTGTTGTTAGAGAAATCTGTAGTTCGTTGTTCTTATGTAGGTAGTCCTCTTTTCTGGCAATTTGATACTATCTCAAATGGATTAGGTTGTTTGGAAGGTAACTCTGTTGCTAGGTATGGAAACATTACTTTCTTTATAGCAGATGATGGATTTTACTCAACAGATGGTCAAACAGTTACTAATATAGGATTAGAGAAAGTAGATAGGTGGTTTTTTAGTAGAGTAGATTTAACACAAATAAATACAATAAGTGTTGCTATAGACCCTGTTAAAAATCTTGTAGTATGGAATTACGCAGATGTAGATGGTAACAGAAGAATAATTATTTATAATTGGCAGTTAGGAAAATGGTCAAGAGCTGAAACAACATCAGATGTTGTAGGCACTATTGCTACATTAGGAGAGACATTAGAAACTTTAGAATCTTCTTTAGGCTATACAGACATAGACACTATGCCTGCATCACTAGATTCACGATTGTTTATAGGTGGTAAGTTTTTATTTGCAGGTGCAAGAGAAAGCAAAATTGCAGTATTTACAGGCGAGTCTATAACACCACAATTAATTACAACGGATGTAGAGATTGGCTATAACTCTGTAGCTACACTAGCCAGACCACAAATAGACAATGGCACAGCACAGGTTGCCGTAGCTAGTCGTAGAGAGTTAGATGATACTATTGGATTTAGTGCATTTGTTCCTGCTACATCAGAAGGCAGATGTAGCTTAAGGAGTGCAGGTAGGTATCATAGATTTAATGTGCAGCCTACAGGTAGCTGGACAACAGCTATGGCAGTAGATGTAGATATAAAACCACAAGGCAATAGATAATGCCTAGAATGTATCGTACACTTCCGTATCAAGGTGGTGACCCTAGAGCAGTTGCAGAAGTAGTTAATAACGCTATGAATGGCAAGACCAACAATAGTGGTACTGTTATTTTAAATACATCTGGAACAGAAACTACAGTTAATAATGAAAGAGCAGGTTTTGATTCTGTTATTGTATTTTCACCTAGAAGTGCAAATGCAGCAGGAGAGACAGACCACATTTATATCAAAACAAAAGCCAAAGGCAGTTTTGTAATAGGTCATAGAAATCATGGACATAGTGATGTAGAATTGGATTATATCATTGTTGGATAAATTTTATGAAACTCTATGTAGTGCCTACGAATCAAGTGCAAAGATTTTGGTATCTTGCAGAACCTTTATTACAAAAAGCATTAGACAAAGGTAATAACGAATTTACAGCAGGTCAGTTAAAACTGCTAGTTACACAAGGTCAGCAACAATTACTATTAGTAATGAAAGAAGATAAGTGTTATGTAGCACTCACTGTTCAATGGATTAACTATCCTAACGACAGGGTGGCTTATATAACTTATATAGGTGGTAAAAACACCAAAGCAGGGTTTGAGCAATTTAAACAGTGGGTCAAACATAATGGTGGAACTGCAATACAGGGGTCTACTAAATTTGAGAGTATAGCTAGATTATGGAACAGGCTATATGGTTACGAAAAAAAATATCAATTAATGGAGTTGAAACTAGAATGATTAAGTTAAAAATATGGTTATATAACTGGTTAGCAAAAGATTTAGGCAAACTAGGTAGAGAGGGAGATACTGAACTTGCTCATGTTAATACATGGGAAGCTAATCTTCTAAAAGCACATGGAGGTTCAGGCACAATTAATCCTGTTACTGGATTGCGTGAATACAAAGGTGGTGGTGGTGGTCAAACACAAACAACTAATCAAAATATTGACCCTGCTATCTTGCCATACATAACCTATGGATTAGGAGAAGCTAAAAATTTATACAGAGCTGATTCTCCAGAATATTACCCAGATGCAACTTATGTTCCAGCATCAGCAACTACAACAGAAGCATTAGGTTTAGCAAGTGATAGAGCAAGAACTGGTAGTCCATTAGTACCAGCAGCTCAAGCACAACAGTTAAGCACAATACAAGGCGACAGATTATCAGCAGGTAACCCATACTTTTCTGCAATGATGGCAAGTGCGGCTAAACCTGCTGTTACAGAATTTAACAAAGCTATTAGAGATATTGGTAGCAGAACAGCAGCTTCTGGTAGATATGGTTCAGGTGCTATGGGTGAGTTGGAATCACAAGCATCAGAAAACCTAGCAAACGCTTTGACTAACAGAGCAGCAGAATTAGCTTACAGTAACTTT